GATTCATGCTGACAGAGAAGCAGTCCGATGCAATGGATAGAATCATTAAAGGTGACACAATCACTGATATTGCAAGGGATACCGGATGTACAAGGCAAACGTTATATATATGGATGAAAAATGAAGAATGGACGGCTGAGATGGACCACCGCGTTGATGTCTTCACTCAAGCTGCAAAGAAGCGCGTCTTAACTCTTCTTACAGGCCAGGTTGATGCATATATCGGTAACCTATGGGATATCGCCAGTGATAGAGAGAACGCGCCTACAGTACGCCTACAGGCCACGCAGTACGCTATGAAGCTACTGGAAGGAATGCCAAAGGAAGATAACAAGGCATCTGCTGCTAAAGACCAGGACACAAAGAAGGAAGCTACTAAAGAGTTCTTCACTGAGCTTAAAGCTGTAGGGCAATAGGGATATGACCCAGACATTAACCACAGTGATCTAATGCCAGGTATAAAGCCAAAGACGAATGATAACGCAGAACGAACCCCAAACAAACGTCATCAATTCAGATTAATGCGCAATATATCCTGTTTTATTCGCTAAAGGTTTATTTCGCGAAATAAATTCAGGTACTTTGCGAACAATCACACTAATATACAAGGTTTATGTATAATCTCCGCACAATTCATGCATAGACACAATTTAACCTGAATATACACGAATAAACTACAATATGCTGATTGTTTTAATAATGAAACAATTATAGGAAGGGGCGGGGTTCTAAACGTGTGTTCGAGTTTGGGGCCGCGGTCGTCAACACAATCTTTTACAATAAATTTTTCACACCAAATTTTCTATAAATTTTTTATACCCACAAATGAAGGGAGATAACCATGGTTAGAAGTATATTCCTTATTACCGAATACGGCGGGATTTACGAAGACAGTTGGGAACGGACGAGAGAGTTTGTATTTCTCACCCATGCCGAGGCTGAACAACAATTACTCAAGAAAGGTTGGAAGAAACAACTTTCAATGGGAAGCGTCAGCTACGAATACCCTTACAGGCATGACAGGAATTTTAATGATTACTACGAATCCTATTTTGCTAGAATTATTGAACATAAATTCTATGAACCTTACCGATAGGATATTCCGGCATGAGTTGGTTCACGCCTTCTTTTATGAATCGGGTTTAGACACTGAATCAGACTTTGCCCGTGATGAAATTCTCGTTGACTTCCTTGCTATGCAGATTCCAAAGCTGGCTAAACTATTTGAAAAACTGAATTTGCTTTGAAAGGAGTTAAAACATATTGATAGATTATAAAAAGGCACTTGAACTGAAGAGAGAGGGAATGACATTAAAGGAAATTATGAAGAGGCTGAAGCTTAATGTGAATGATAAAAGTTATGCTTCCTTCAGAAAGGGGCTATTCAGATACGAGAGAGATATCAAAGGTAAGAACAGCGAATATGAACCCAGGAAAGAGGAAGGAATCCTTTCCCTTAAGGGCCAAATCCTAATATACCTAAAGTCTGGACAGAATCTAAAGTCTTTATCCGACAAACTGAAGTTATCAGAAAAAATCACGAAAGCCTACGTTGAGGAATTGATAGAAGATGGTTTTAACATCGCTGAAGTTGATGGAACGTATATTTTGATGAAGGTTCCCGAACAGAAAGCTAACAAGGTAACAAGGGATTGGCAGGGAAATAAAGTTATAAGGTTTGGCGTGGTTTCTGACACTCACATGGGATCTAAATACACGCAAATGACTTTCCTCCGACACCTATACGATGTATTTGAGGCCGAGGGTCTTGATACGGTCTATCATGCCGGAGATATCTCCGAAGGTAACTACACAAATAGACCTGGACATATATACGAGGTTTGCGCTCATGGGTTTGACCAACAGAAAGACTATATCATTAAGAAATATCCTCATAAAGATGGGATTAAAACCTATTACATCTGTGGAAACCACGATAAGACCCATATGATGAACGGTGGCGCAGATATCGGTAAGGCCATAGAAAGAGAACGAGAAGACATGATCTTCTTAGGTTGGGATAACGCTCAAATTGAGCTTACCCCGAATTGCATCTTGGAATTGAACCATCCGGGCGATGGTGCATCTTACGCAATTAGTTATAGCCTACAAAAATACATGGATTCTATCACGGGTGGCGATAAGCCATCTATTTTAGTTAATGGACATCATCATAAAGCAATGTCTATCTTCTATCGGAACATACACGCCATGGAAGGTGGGAGCGTTCAAGCTCAGACTCCATTCATGAGGGGAAAGAAATTAGCTGCACACGTTGGAGCATACATTTGCACGGTTCACGTGGATGACGAAGGAACTGTAGTTAGATTCCTTCCTGAATTCATTCCGTTGTACAAGATACTGAAGGACGATTTTTAAAGATATTTGAAAGGAGAAAAAACAATGGCATTTCTTACGGATAATAATTTTAGTTATGTACCGGGCTTTTATTCCGATGAACTCACGAGGGTTCTTAATAAACCAGATTACGAACTGTCTTATTTAGGAAGAATAACACGAGAACGATGGTATGAACTCATGAGAAAACCACTAAGAGAACCCCCCAAACAAATTAAGAAATAACTTATTTTAAGTACTTCATTCTGCTCTACCGACGGAGTTAAAATATATCGGTAGAATATGTACTGTAAGTCTAATGGCAAGACACCAAGACAATAGGAGCCACAATGTTGGGAATCTACCCATAGTGGTAAAGTCAGTTCGATTCTGACACGGTACTCGTTCGCTGGTATACCGATTCAAATGTATACTGCCCTCCGAAGCGCCATGCGGTAGAGGGATTTCGCCCACATGTTGAGCCGAGTGTGGTTAAACGAAATCGGTTCTTTAATATGCGGTAGGCATGTAAGCCGAAGTTGCTGAAGGATTGTACATTAATTCAGGAACGATTAGAGTTCGAAGCTTTATTACCGCTCCAGTAAGGGCTTTCTCACCTCTTAATAATGTGGAAAATGAAAGTACCGTCCTAATTAGGATTCAGAACCCCACAAGCCTACTAACAGTGCTCAAATTGTGGGGCTTCTTAATTTAACAATGTAGTTGTTACATATCAAATGAAGAATGTTACGTTTAGGGGTGAGCAAGTGAAACCGAACTTGAAAGAGTTAATGGACCTAGCAGAAACCAAGGAAGAACGAGAAGGCATAGCGCGGATGGTTGAAATGGCATTGACCTTGAAGCAAATGCTTTACATGATAGAGATATTTGAAACACACGGGAAATTATACAAGCAAGTTCACAGAGAGCCTAAAGGTTGAATCCGGTTATCCTTAAAACCGGCTACCATTACCTTTGCTTATAGCTTGGGCCAGACAAGGTGTTCTACCTATCAGAAAAGGTGGCGCTTCCCAAAGCGACTTAACTAGAGGGATGGGTGCGTATCCCAGACAGGCATTAGCCACGCGTCAAGGTTGATAGCGGTTATCCTAAACCGCCTACCATTTCCGAGTGCACAAAAAACCAAGCTTCTAAAGTCTGCCCGCAGTACCTCTTAGAAGTGGCTACACTGGTTCGGTTTAGTGTGGAAGTCGAGGGCGTTAAAAGCATCGGCGCAGGTTGAATCGGTGTCCTATGATACACCGACTACCAACAAGGTGACCCCGACATAACGGGGTGGGTAATAATTCCGATTAATGCAGGGTGGGGCATGGAATTAAAAATAAAGTATTGGAGGCGTTGAAGACTTGAAAATAGAATATACCAAGGAAGAACGCCTAAAAGATTTGATATTGATACGGGACACCCTCTTAAAGGTAATGAATTACGATATACCAAAAGCCGAGAAGATGTTCAGAGAGGCCGAGAGAGCGAACAGAATGTTTGGTGAACACGGTCTAGCCAAGGAACTTGGAAGAGATAGCATTGAATTCTTCTGTAAATACTATCTTCAAGATATATTCGTTCCTTCTGAAGAAAACACAGCTAGAGAATTGGCGCCATTTCATTTAGAGATGTGGCGACACTCCGAGGAACTGCTTATCCAGGATAAATACGATAAATTAGCAATGACAATCTTCCGAGGTGGCGCTAAAACCACTATAGAAGATTTAGCTGTTTCAATATGGGCGCATTGCTATTTAAAAAGCCATTACACAATTGTTTTGGGCGCAGTAGAAATGGATTCCATGCAGTTTATAGCCGGAACCAGGGAACAGTTTGAAGAAAACAAAAGAATCGTTGAGGACTTTGGAACACTCATTAACGCTAGGGCATTGACAACAAATAAACTTCAGCTTGAACTTACCAACGGAACCATGATTCAGGCTTTATCTTCTGGATCATCTATCCGAGGTAAAAAATATAAGAACCACAGGCCAACGCTTATTATATCCGATGATTACCAGAATCTATCCGACGTGGTTACGGAACAGGCTAGGGAAAAGAAATGGCGTATCTGGGAAGACGATGTAAAGTATGCCGGAGATAAGGCAGTAGTGAGAAGGATAGGCACCAAGAATGTTAAGGTCAAGAATGCGACTAAGTTTATTGTCTTAGGAACTATCTTACATCCTGACTGCTATATGTCCAAGATAATGAAGTCCTCCGAGTACGAACAGTTTTCAGTTCCTTTAATAGACTTTGACCCTGATGAAGTTTTCAATAAAGGCTTATGGGCTGAATTCAAGGAAATCTATTTTAAGCCTGGTATGACTACTGAGAAGCGATATAAACTATCAGATGAATTTTTCAAGCTACATGAAGATGAAATGAAGTTTGATTTTGCGTGGCCTGATAAATTTACATGTGATGGTATCGCAATAGATTATTATACGGATCCCGTGGGTTTCAAACGTGAAATGTTGAACGATGCTAAGAATATTGGTGAGAAGTTCTTCAAATCAAACAGGGCTTTACCCTTAGTGGAAATAGATAGAGAGGTCTTTAAGAAAACAGTATTGGTTATTGACCCAGCTTCAGGGGGAGGCAAGAAAAACGATTATACCGTTTACCTAGTCTTGTCTGAATCCGACACTGGCTTTATTTATGCCCGTAAGGGGGAAATGGCCAAATTCAATGCACAGCGTGAGTTTGAAACCTACTGTAAGCACATAATATGGTATCTGCAGACTTACAAGGATATAACCCATGTGATGATTGAAAAAAATACCTTCAATGGCGCTGATGTGAATAGGGTTACGGAATTGATGAAGGAAGTACCTGAATTAAGGACCCGGCACATAACTTTTATCAATGAAAATCAGAGAAGGAACAAAGAGAACAAGATTTCAACAATCATCGGTGATGTTAACAACGGCAGAGTGATATTCAATCTTGAGGATGAAGAGTTTATTAATCAGGTCATGGATTATCAAGGTGAAGCATTCAGCGAGCATGATGATGCACCGGATGCACTGTCAGAAGGAATCATAAGGTTAAGGGATATCAATACTGTTATATATGTCAATTTCTTAGACAAGCGATTGTTATTTTAGGGGGTGATGGGATGGATATAAAAGCACTAGAAAAAGGTTACGCAATATTCAAGGACGATTTGAAGAACTACACCAAGATATATGAATATCTCAAGGGTAGCACGGATGCAATGTTGAATTATAAATTTATAACCGAGAGAACTAACCTCAAGGTTAATATAAATTTTGTCAAGAAATTCATCATAGAGGAAACCTCCTATACTGCAGGAAATAAGGCGAACTATACCGACATAAACAATGATAAGACATCCTTAAAGGCCATTGTGAGAACCGTCCGAGGGTGGAGAGAAGAACATGATAGCAACTTACTGAATGAGGCTCTTACTTATGGTAGGGCTTGGGAATTATATTATAGGGATGAAGATGAAAACCTTCAAGCCATTATAGAAACCCCAAAATCTGCATTCCTTATTAAAGATGGGTTTGATAGACCACTATATTTTGTGAGGATGTATGAACAGGATACTAAGTCAGTGGTAGAAGCCTATGATAATACCTACATGTATAAGAAGAAGGGGGATTTTTCCCTTATTGGTGTGGACTTTAAAAACATGACAAAGACACCACACGGCTTTAATGATGTTCCTGTTTCCGAGTGCGAGATATCCAAGGATAAGCATTACTTCACGATATACAACGACATCAAGGGTTTGCAGGATGCTTATGAAACTAACCTATCTGATATCGTCAATGAGATATCCGACTTTAGAAATGCTTACTTGACTGTCAAGGGTGCAAACTTTGAAAATCCTGATACCGACTTACCTAAGATGAAAGAGCAAGGAATTTTAGTCAATGGAGATTGGGCGTGGCTGACAAAAAACATTAATGATAGCTTCATCCAGAACACTTTAAAGACCCTAGAAGATAAGATGTATCAGATAACCGCACATATAAACACCAATGAGAAACTACAGTCTAATTTATCGGGTGCAGCGCTTAGATCACGAATGTTAAGCCTTGAACAGAAATGCAGTTTAAACGGAAAAGCTTTAATCAACGCTATGAAGCGAAGATTGAAGTTTATTTTTTATATTGAAAATCTGCTAGAGAGTTCTAAATATGATTGGCGGGATATTGATATAAGCATCGCTCCTAATATCCCAATGGATGATAACATCATTGCAGACATTATTACCAAGATTGGCGATACGGGAATAGTCAGCAAGGAAACCTTGAGGAAGCAAATATCCTTTGTGGATAATCCAGAGGCTGAGGCTGAAAAAGTTAAGACCGAGAGTGCTACGGTGGACATAGGGAGTGAGTTGATAAATCAGGCCCGAAAGGAAAGTGATGTAATTGACTAAACAAGAGAAGGAAGACTTAGAACTGTATATAGCAATCACTTTGATTCTTTCTAACCGGATATTTGAAGATGGCTTGAAAAAAGTCAAAAAGTTATATGCAAAACAGGCTAAAGACCTAGACAAGATTCTTGAGGTTGTGGGTGCTAAAGTATTAACTTCGTGGGCTGAAGATGGATTGAGTTTATCGGCCACTAAGGGTAAGGAAGCCCTTTCTGAAATCAATGTTTTGGTAACAAAGCTTATGGGCGAGGAACTGAAGTTAGAAACTAAGACCTTCGCTGAACTTCTTGGAGAGGTAGCTTCTGAACAATATACAGCCCAAGGATATTCAACAGGGCTTGGCCTTAAAGGTTATAAATATTCGGATGCCAAACTTAAAACGATAGAAGAAATCATATCGGAACGAGTTGACGGGATGAACTGGATAAACCGAACCGAAGTGAACAAAGTTCAGCTTGAACAATCGCTTAAAGACGAGATTCAAAAACTCATGAAGGGCGAAAGTACCCCAGAGAAAATGACACGCAATGTCAAGAAGCAATTTGGTATGAGTGTATTCGATACCGAGCGACTAGCCAGAACTGAAACCGCAAGAGTTCAGGGAAGGGCTAATGAAGAATTTGCAAAAGAAAATGGTATTGGAAGTCAACTATTCATTGCGACTTTAGATAATCGAACCTCAAAAGTTTGTCAACATTTTGATGGACAAGAATTTGAGATAGATGATCCGAATAAACCTATTCCACCACTTCATCCATTCTGCAGGTCAATATTGAGTAACATACCTGAAAAGGGATGGAAGCCTAGCACAAGGCGAGATAACCTCACCAATGACACGGTGGCATGGCAAGATTACGAGAAGTGGAAGAAAGAAAATGGTGTAGTTAATATCTACACTGACAAAAAACACAAAGGTTAATTTAAAAGCTGAAAGGCTCTTTTTTTATACAAATAAATGTCTTGTGTCGAAGGGTACAAGGGAGGAGTTAATAAATGGAAATCAATGAAGTAATACAGGCAATCAAAGACAACAAAGGAAATGACGAGGTAAAGGGTCTTGTTGTTAGCTTATTTAAAGAGTTAGCAGGAAGCGACACCACAGCTAAATCATGGCTTGATTCTGAAAAGGACAAGTACCATGCCAAAGCCACTGAAACCTACAAGTCAAACGGTAACTTTGAAAAAGACTTTGAGAAATACGCATTGGAAAAAGGTTTGATGAAAGACCCAGCTAATGCAAAGGTAGAAGCCTTGGAAAAGAAACTTGCTGACATGGAAAAGGAAAGTGCAAGGAAGGAAGCCACTGTTAAGTTCATGGGTAAGCTCAAAAACAAGAACATTGATGTACCCAACGAGCTACTTTCTAAACTACTTTCAGAGGATGAAACCGAAATGGACAAAGTTATAAGCTTGCTAGAAGCGAGAGATAACGGCATTAAAAAGTCCGTCAATGTTGATTTCCTGAAGGG